CAGAATTAACATTATTGTTATTATACGTCATTGTACCAGAATTGACGTTGTTGTTATTAAGCGTTTGAGTTCCGCTATTAACATTGTTGTTAGTATTAACGTTTGTACTTGTGCTGGTACTTGCACTATTGTTGTTATTAGTATTTGTAGATGTACTATTTACAGTAGATGTGCTGGTTGCATTACTGTTGCTTGTTGCTGTACTATTACTATTAACTGTGCTTACACTATTAGAAGTGCTATTGGTATCTACCAATGTTTTGCCGCCGTCGTAACTACCTTGATTAATAAGACTTGTAGTCCCGGTTGTTGTTCCTCCAGTTGTGCTAGAGGTTCCACTTGTCGTTTGAGCCGATATGCTTCCAAACATCATAACAAAAAGTGCCATTGCGGCAGCCTTTTTGTATAACATTTTTTTATCCTTTTTGTTGTTTTTCTATTGATTTATCTCCTGATACATATTATAATTGCTATATTATTTATGCCTTTAGGAATGTCTCATGAAATTTTATACTAGTGTCAACCAATACGGAAACAATATTCTTGTACGTGGGGTAAACAATGGACACAAAGTACAAGATAAAGTTCCATTTAAGCCATCTTTGTTTGTTAAATCGAAAGACGAATCAAAGTATAAATCTCTTTTTGGTCAGCCTCTAGGCGAAATTAAATTCGAAAGTATCAATGAGGCTAAAGATTACGTGTCTAGATATAAAGAAGTTGAAAATTTCCCAATCTTCGGCAACACAAACTACGCATATCAATATATATCATCCGCCTTTAAAGATGATGTAGAATTTGATATTTCTCAAATTAATATTTGGACAATTGACATTGAGACCACTGCTGATCTAGGATTTCCTGATGTTACGAATCCGAAAGAACAAATATTGTTAATCTCTATTCAAGATTATCAAACAAAGCGAGTAACTACTTTTGGTGTAAAGCCTTGCGAAAAAGTAAACGACAGACATACTTACATTCTTTGCGATGACGAAGTAGATTTATTGAAGCAATTTGTAGAATATATTAATGAGGATCACCCTCATATTATTACAGGTTGGAATGTAGAATTTTTCGATATTCCTTATCTCTGTAATCGAATCTACAAGATGCTAGGCGAAGATTATTTAAAACGAATCTCACCCTGGAAAGTAGTTAACGAAAAACGAATCACCAGAATGAAAAAAGAAAGCGTTGCTTTTGAAATTCTCGGCATTGCTGTTCTTGATTATTTGGATTTGTATAAAAAGTTTACTTACACGGCTCAAGAAACATATAAATTGGATCACATTGCTAAAGTAGAATTGGGTAGAGAGAAGTTATCGTATGATGAGTTTGATTCTTTTACTGCATTCTATAAAGGTGATTGGCAAAAGTTTGTAGAGTATAACGTCATTGACTGCGAACTTGTAGATCGTCTTGAAGATAAGATGCGTCTTATTGAATTAATTATGACAATGGCATATGATGCTAAGTGTAATTATGTAGACATTTTCTCTGCAGTAAGAACTTGGGATTGTATTTTGTATAATCAACTACTCAAGAAAAACATTATTGTTCATCAGCGTGAGCATAAAGCGGGTAGAAACATTGCAGGTGCATATGTGCAAGAACCGAGGCCGGGCAAATATAATTGGGTAGTGTCTTTTGATGCGACAAGTTTGTATCCTAGTATTATTATGCAATATAATATGTCGCCAGAAACTCTTGTTAAAGATTCAAAATACTTTGACGTGCAAATGAAAGATCTTCTTGCAGGTAAAGAAGACACATCCGATCTAACAAATAAAGATTATTGCATGGCAGCAAATGGTAGATGTTTTACCAGAACCAAGCAAGGGGTATTTCCTGAGATTGTTCAGAAGTTGTTTAACGATCGAACACAATATAAAAAATTGATGTTGGTGGCGCAATCCAAATATGAGGAAACAAAAGATCCTATTTGGCAAAAAGAAATTTCAAAGTATAATAATTTTCAGATGGCTCGAAAGATTCAAATGAATTCATTATTCGGGGCAATGGCAAATGAATTCTTTAGATTTTATGATGACAATATTGCTGAAGGTATTACACTAACAGGACAATATATTATTCAAAAGGTCGGTGTTGCTTTAAATGCCTATTTGAATAAAGTATGTGGTACAACAGATTACAATTATTCTTTCTATTCAGATACAGACTCTTGTTATGTTACCTTTGCTCCTTTGGTTGAGAAGTTTTACAAGAATCAATCGCCAGATAAGATTGTAGATATTTTGGATCAAGTATGTGAAGCAAAGATTCAAGAAGTATTGAACAAAGTCTGTAATGAGATGGCAGACTACACTAATGCATTTGATAAGAAAATTTACTTCAAGCGAGAAGCAATTGCAGAAACAGGTGTATGGGTTGCTAAGAAACGATATGCTTTGAACGTCTACAATAATGAGGGCGTAAAATATGCAGAACCAAAATTGAAGGTCATGGGATTAGAGATTGTTAGGTCATCTACACCTGAACCAATTAGAGAAGGTTTGCGAAAGGCAGTTAAACTTGCACTTACATCTACAGAAGATAAGATTCAAGAATATATTAGAAACTTTCAAGCAGAATATAGAAAGATGAAGCCCGAGGATATCTCATTCCCTAGAGGTGTTAATGGATTAGATAAATATACTGACAGGGCAAATATATATAAACAAGCAACTCCTATGCACGTAAGGGGAGCTCTGCTCTATAATTTTTATTTAGACAAATATGATCTAAGTAAAAAGTATGAGAGAATTAAAGAAGGCGATAAGATCAAATTCATTTATTTAAAAGAACCAAATACCATAGGCGAAAACTGTATAGCTTTTACTAGTGTCATTCCAGTCGAATTTGATTTATTAAAATATGCTGATTATGAGACAATGTTTGAGAAATCATTCTTAGAACCCATGAACACAATTTTAAATGGTATAGGTTGGTCGGCAAAACCGCAAGCAACTTTAGAAGGATTATTCGGATGAAAAAATTATTAGTCGCGCTACTACTAGCGTTTATAGGCGTATCTTCACACGCATGGGAACAGCGTGAACCATTGCCATTAAAAGATTGCAGAATTCATAGCCCGTATGGATTAGCAGAAACAAAAAGAGATCTAACACCAATTTGCCGAGAAGGCTATTTGGTTGGGTATGATCCAGAGGCAAAAATACCTGCATACGTAGCATACACTCTGCAACCTAAAAATGCACTCGGCTGTGTTGCAAGAACAAATGCATTTGTTGCAGACAAATCAATTAAAAACGGACCTAGACCAGATGACTATGCTGGCACAGGATATGATAAAGGTCACGTATCACCCGATGGTGATTTATCGTGGGATCAGCAAGTTGAATATGAATCATTCTTAATGACAAATATGGTTCCGCAAGCTGGTAGTTTAAATCGTGGTATTTGGAAATTGCTAGAAACATCTGTTAGAGGCTGGACAGTGCAATTGAATAACCCATATACAATTTTTGGCGGCGGCATTTATAATGACGATGATAAGAAAATTGGCAACGGGGTTACTGTACCTCACGCATATTATAAAATTGTAATAAACAATCAAACAAAAGAATTTGCAGGTTGGTTGTTCCCGCATGTTCCACCGTATCCTAATTTGGGCAACGATTTGACTAAGTATCGTACAATGGTTTCTAGTATACAAAGCAAAGCTGGAATAAAATTTGACCTACCAAAAGGCGCAAAAGAAGTAACACCCGGTGACGAATGGTCAGTAGATTTCGGCGATCTAACAAAGGCCAAGCGTGCTAAATGCGGTAAGTCTGCAGATTGACCATTTTAATTGACAAACAATGCAATATGCTATATAATTTAAAAATACTTAAGGAGATACTATGTCTTTACTTGACAAATTGAAAAAGAATTCTACAATCAAAGAAACAGAAGTTCTTAATAAATCAAAATTCTTTAATAAAAAGGATATGATTCAGACTACTGTTCCGATGATTAATGTTGCCCTTTCGGGCAGTTTAGAAGGTGGTTTAACACCGGGGCTTACTGTCTTTGCCGGCCCGTCTAAACATTTTAAAACAGCGTTCTCGTTGTTATTGGCGAAGTCTTATTTGGACAAATATGAAGATGCTATTGTTTTATTCTATGACTCTGAGTTTGGTAGTCCTCAGTCTTATTTTGATTCTTTCGGGATCGATACCAATCGAGTACTCCATACTCCCATCACGGACATAGAGCAATTAAAATTTGATGCTATGTCTCAGATCAATAATATTGAGCGTGGCGATCATGTCATTATCATTATTGACTCTGTAGGTAATTTGGCTTCTAAGAAAGAAGTTGAAGATGCACTTGAAGGTAAGTCTGTTGCAGATATGACCCGCGCTAAACAGATGAAATCTTTGTTTAGAATGGTAACACCTCACTTAACGATCAAAGACATTCCGATGATTGTTGTTAACCATACTTATTCTGAAATGGGATTGTTCCCCAAACAGATTGTGTCTGGTGGTACAGGCATTTATTATTCTGCAGACAATATCTTTATTATTGGTCGTCAACAAGAAAAAGATGGCACAAATATTATTGGTTACAACTTTATTATCAATGTTGAGAAGTCTAGGTTTGTTCGAGAGAAGTCTAAAATTCCAATCGAAGTAACATTCGAAGGTGGTATTAGTACTTGGTCTGGTCTTTTAGATGTTGCACTTGAAGGTGGGTTTGTTATTAAGCCTTCCAATGGTTGGTACTCTAAGAAAGGCGAAGAACAAAAGGTTCGCTTGAAAGACACTTACACTAAAGAGTTCTGGATGCCTATATTAACATCTAAAGAGTTTAGAGAGTTTATTGAAGGTCGCTATAAGATGGCAAGTAATGATATGATGATAAACGACATGGACCAAGTTTCAATTGCGGAGGAGTTTGAGAATGCTAGTGAAGTATGAGCCCTGGGTAATTAACGATAAAGATAACGCTCTTTGGGGCGTAAAAATTCTTGAAGGTGAGTTTGTAGGAACAGCAATTGCCTTCAATGATTTTGATATGAAGGATGCTTCGGAACAATTGGTTTTAGACTATACTGTGTTTCAAGCACCCGAAGGCAAAAAAGCCGAAGACATTGAAGGTCCAGAATTTGATAAGACCTTAAATTTAGTTGTAATGGATATTTTAGAGAAAGCACTTAATGACTTCGAAAATCGAAAACGTAATTCTACAGAATCTAGCGAATGACGATGAATTCATGAGAAAAGTAATCCCGTTCTTAAAGCGGGATTACTTTATAGATAGCACAGATAAAATTGTGTATGATAAAATTAAAAGCTTTATTGACGAATACAATTCTATTCCGAGTAAAGATGCACTGACGATTGCAGCACAAAACGACAAATCGTTGAGTGAGGATCAATATAAAGAAGTTGTAGAAGCAATTCACAACTTAGATCCTACTGAGCACAATAAAGATTGGTTATATAAAGAAACTGAAAAGTTCTGCAAAGACAAAGCAATTTATAATGCGATCCTTTCATCCATTGCTATCATTGATGGTAGAGATAAAGGAAAGTCTGAAGATGGTATTCCGCAATTATTGCAGGATGCGCTAGGAGTGTGTTTTGACAACAATGTTGGGCATGATTATATTGATAGTGCAGATAAGCGGTATGAATACTATCACAGGGTAGAAACAAGAGTTCCGTTTGACTTAGATTATTTTAACAAGATTACAAATGGCGGTATGCCGAATAAGACATTGAATGTTTGTCTTGCAGGTACAGGTGTTGGTAAGTCTTTGTTTATGTGTCACGTTGCGGCATCTGTTTTGGCTCAGAACAAAAATGTTTTGTATATTACTTTAGAGATGGCTGAAGAAAGAATTGCAGAACGTATTGATGCTAATTTAATGAACATCACTATGGATCAGCTTAAAGATTTGCCTAAAGCAATTTTTGATAGCAGGATTGAAAAAATTAGAGGTAAGACTGAGGGCACTTTGATTATTAAAGAGTATCCTACAACTGGTGCACACACTGGACATTTTAAGGCCTTGTTAAACGAACTGCAACTTAAGAAACAATTTAAGCCAGATATCATTATTATTGATTATTTAAATATTTGTGCGAGTTCTAGATTCAAAGCAGGATCAAATATTAATTCTTATACGTTAATTAAATCTATTGCTGAAGAGCTTCGTGGGTTGGCGGTTGAAGAGAATCTTCCTATTCTATCAGCAACACAGACAACTCGTAGTGGTTATGGTAATACAGATGTTGAACTAACAGATACATCTGAATCGTTTGGTTTGCCTGCAACTGTTG